TTGCTTTTTCTTCGTCTAGTGCCGGCTTTGTAGTAACTGGTGTTTCTGTTGCTCTGATACCCTCTGGCTTAGTTTCTGTTGTTATAGTCTCTGCTGGCTTAGTTTCTAATTTTTTTTCATCACTAGAAGAAATTTTACTACCGGTTTTACTTGTAGTAACAGAATCCATTAAAGCATCTTCCCTTTTAGCTTTTTCTAATCTAGCCATATACTCAGGATCATCCTTCGTGTTTAGCTTTGATGCCTCTATGTTTTTTGGAGCAGCCGTGTCAGTTTTAGCTGCAAGTTCTTTTACCTTTGTGAATGATGCCTCTCCTCTATCTAATGTTGGTTTATCGCTAGCTTCATCTGCTCTTTTTAAACCTAATTCTTTAATAAATTTAAGAACTGTCGAGTCCAGTAAATTTTCTATGTCATCTGGGTTTAACTTGCTAAGTATCGGGCTTTTTTCGAATGGATCTTCTGCATCTTTATCATCAGCTCTAATAGCAGTTTGTATTTCTTGAAACCCTTCTTTAACTGTGGCAAAAGACATCTTTGTTGCTCCTGTTAATTCGTTTACTGCAGCAGAATCATCAAATCCTTTGTAAGTGTCTATCCCTTTTTCTATTAAATCGCCAGGGGAATCTTTTTTTAAGCCATCTAAAAATCGGGCAGCTCCAAACAATACGTTACCAGCAGCTACTCCAATTCCCATCTCATCTGGGGTGTGTTTCTTAGAATCTTCAGGAAAGGCTATAAATCCAAACGGGGGAAACACCCGCTGTTGAGCATACTGCCTTGCCATATCAAATGCTTGATTAGGAGCCTCTGCAACATCCGAGCTCTCTTTCCTAAACTCTTCAACCTTTTTGTTAAAGTGTTCAACTCTTTTAGTGTCTGTGCTTAAATCTGGTAATTGCTCTTCTGCCAATTTGGAATTTATTTACTCTATATATTGATAGAATTATTACTTACCTAAATTGAATATAGGTACCATCCCGTCTTTTTCTTGAACTATTTTCTGATTCCTTTCTTCAATATCCTCATTGATCTTATCTAGAATTATTTGAAATTCAAAATAAGGCATTTTTTCAAGCTCACTAAAGCTGATATTAAAGTCCCTTGAAAATTTATACTTTATATCAAAGTAATTGTCCAAAGATATCTGAAACAATGTAAAGGGATCTGATTCCGCCGCGAAATCGGATAGGTGCAGTGACCTCAGCACTGCATTTTGAACACTGGACTGATAATGTGTTCTTAGTTGCGAAAGTTATTTGTTTGGATATAGTGTCTGCTAATACAAATTGCGTATATGTCCATCCCTTAGATATTCTTTCATATTCATCGTATGATGATTCTGTAAGATCCCTCCAATTTGGGATTATAAAAGGTGACATGCTAGCAAAAGATTCATCGTATTTTTTTCCGCTATTAACTTTTTCTCTTAGAATTCTTCTAATCTTTTGGGAAACACCTATTGTGGGAATGAATAACTGAATTGCAGGATCCCCGTTTTTTGGAACCAATTGAAAGAATCCATTTTCATGATCATAATATTTCTTTAGTTTTGGCTCCAGTTTAAAATTAGAAAGTATAGCGGAAGTCAATTCTATGTCGCTAGGAATAGGACATTCATCTTTATCACATTTTTTTTGAACTGGTATGTAAATCCTATTCTCTCCTTTTACGAACGTCAAATCTCTGACAGACATAAAGATATAGAATCTATCTTCTTGATAGATGTCCATATAATTTAAAATGCCTTCTTTCCATCTAATCACACAGCATTTAGAAATTATATGATTTATCTTATCGTCAATATCTATTGGATCATTTTCGTCTATTGTTGAAAAATGACGAATTTCTCCTACCTCTGCTGATCTAATTGTTATTTCTGTTTCTGGGGGATACCCGAATCCTTCAGAAGGTAAATTTGTGAATGGAATTTTTTTCCATGGAGATTCCATACCCAAGGCTGTTTCTTCTATTTCTTGGACAAATGAAGCTTTACCTAAAGATTTAGGGGGTTCTTGAATTTCTGGGATATTATCATACTCTAATCCGCTTTCGCTTTCTCTTTGTGACAAATGCTTCAAAGCTATCTCGTCTAAATTATCTTCCATGGAACTATTTTATATTTTATCTATCTATACTCTTTTAGTATCAAAGACAAAATATAATTCAGAAAATGCGGGGTTTTTATCCTATTTTCTACCTAAACGTTTCGTAAGTAAGATATACGATAACCAGAAGCAACCTGAAATTGAATAAAAAATTATATCTGCTACCCAATACGAACCACTCAAATCCATTATTAATTTGAACAATGCGTCGTAGCCAAATGGGAGAAAGAACATCGCTAACATTAGAGATGTATCTTTGTAAAGGACCAGTCTTTTTTCCCTTTCTTTGTATTTTTTGATTGTTTTTTCTATCACCGGGGTCGTCCATGCTGGAGTTCTATTCCTTTCTAAAATGTTGTGCAAATAAAAAGGCTTATCGGTAGGATAAGCCTTTTATATATCATTTTAGATAATTCTTAATTAAACACATCTTCAAAATAATCTGCTCTGAATTCAGCAGCAATTGTGTACATATTTGCTCCGTTATCATAGGTAAGTGGCATAGGATCAATAGCTTTGGTTGGGAAGCAATTTAAGAATTTCATTCTTCTAAAAACGTCTCCTTGTTTGTTAAATATACTAACTAGAATATATGTTCCTCCAGCATAGTTAGATTTAATTCCCATAGCACCTGTTAATGGGTTGTAAACTAGATCGCTCCATTGTCTAAGTGTCTTGTGTACATAGTTGGAGTTATTATCGTCTAAGTTTGTTTGGAAGTTAACTGTGATCTTAACGCCAGTATCATCAACTGCTGCACCTGCATATCTTCTTCCTGCAAATTTGTAGTTCTGCATAACTGGAGATGGGGTTTTATCTACTGCCAATCCCCCAATCTGTGTTACGTTCTCTACCATTAAGGTTCTTCCAGCTGTACCAGCCGGGTTAGAAACCGCAGCAGGTGGCTGAATAATAACCTCGAACTGGTTTAAATATACCGGTTCGTAAAGGCTTACTGCCGCTTTTGCACTAGTAAAATGTGGTAATCCTGCCATTTTTTATTTTTATATAAATACGTCATCGAAATAATCAACTGCCCATGTAACTCTTAAAGCAAACAAGTTAGTATTGGTGTAGTTTAAATCCATTTGTGATAATGGGGTCATAATAAAGCAATCTTTGCATCTTATTCTTCTGTGTACATCACCTGCTTTATTAAATACACTAATAAGTATATTTCCAGTGTAGTCTTTTTTAAGACCCAATGCTCCTGTTAATGGGTTATAGATTAAATCTGCCCATTGTCTCATAGTTTTGAAAACATACATCGAATTGTTTTCGTCTAAGTTAACCTCAAAATTTATAGTAAGATCAAGACCAGTTCTTTGTGGTCTTGCTCCTGCATAATATCTTTTAGCATTCTTGTACTGTTGAGTGATCTCACCAGGGTTTTGATCAACTGCTAATCCCTCTATACTCTTCACATGCTCTAAAAGTATGTTCCCGTTATTAGGACTTCCCTGTGGGGGAACTACAGCAGTAGGTGGAGTAATTAATACTTCAAACTGATTAGTGAAAATCGGTTCAAATTTATTAACCGCTGCCTTAGAAGATGTATAATGTGGTAATCCTGCCATTTTTTATTTTATATATTTCCTTTCGGATTTTTATATCAAATTAACTAAATTGAATGAATCCTCCTGAAGCAATACCACCTGTTCTAGCAACAGTTACTCTGTTGATAAATTTGTGGATACCTCTAGCTGGTTCGATAATAATATCGATAATACCGATGTTTTGGTCGATAATAGCTGGAGTATTGTTTGAAGAATCCATAATACTTAAGAAGTTGTAAATACCACCTACGTTTTTAACTCCTGATAGGTAATTGTCTACTATTGTCTTAATTTCAAGTCTGATTGAATCTTCATTAAAATCAAACACGTAGTTAGCTAAGATATCTTCTACACTCTCTTCAAGTGTGATTAATAAATCTCTAACGTGTAAGTTATTAAATGCTGAGTTAGTTCTTTGATATCCTGTTTGGTTACCGAAGATTACCAATCCAATATTTCTTTTTCTTACGATCGGGTTAATTCCAAATGGTTCTAAGAAATCTCTATCGTCTTGAGAGAAATCATATTCTAAACCTACTAGGTTTGAACCTGATAATACCCCTCTTTTTTGTCCAGCTACGATTGAATAAGGTTCGCCTGTAACAAATTTTCTAATAAAGTTATTACTTACGTGTGCTGCTGGAGGTATATTGAAATTCTTGCCATTCTCTCTAATTGTTAGGAAAGGAGCAAATACACCGCAGAATTTAGCGCCACTATCTTCATCAGGTAATGTAAATCTGAATGAAGGATTTAATTCAAGGTTACCACCATCTGCAATGTACTTCGCGCTTAACAACGGTGAAGGATTAGTTGCTGAAGGAGCCTCAGTAAATCTAGGATCTACCGAATTTTTAAATTTCTCCATAGAAGGTGCATTTATGATTGCTAGACATTTTTGTCTGTTCTTAGCAAGCAATGCTAATTGGTGTTTAGAATTTGTTTGTACTTGACCATCGAACGTGTCAACCACATATCTAAATGTGATTATATTTCTATCTGCTAATGTCTTAGAAATGTTGGTTTCTGATAGAACATTAAGTATTTCGTCCAATCTATCATCGCTTCCGTTTGGTCTATGACTTGCTTTTAATTGAAATCCTGGAAGATATGTAAATTTGAATGTATTAATGAATTGGTGAATAGGTTTAAATTTATTAACCTTTCCTGAGAATAATTTAATAGGTCTATCGGTTTTAACGTAGATCGTATAATTTCCAGGAGATCCTGGTACTGCTACTCTCTTTGCTTCAATAATTTTTGTTAATCTGTTTAAGTAGTTACCTACTGAGTTGCTGAATAGATCAGTTTCTTCTGAAACAAGATAATCACCAACTTTTAAACCAGAGTCAGCAACTTGAGTAGTTGTCATTTCTACCTGATTGTCTGTGATAGGTCCAACGATATCTACATATTCATTTAAATTACCTATTAAAGAGATAATATTCAAACCAACTGCCTTCGTGATGTGATTTTCTACCGTATCACCTGATCCGTTAGAATTTATCATGTAACTAGCGTTCCATCCAACTACGTCTTCTACTGTAGTAAATACGTCATCTACATAAGCTTTCATTTCTATAATTTTAAAATCGTCTCTGTCGATAGATTTTTCAAATTTAACGTATTGAACTGAAGATCCGTCATATGTTTTATGTATAACGTCTCCTGTGCTAATAATACCCTTTTCATAATCCATATAGATAGAAGATTCCTCGTATCCGTAATAAGCATCTTTAGTTGTGGTTGGATCTGTGATAAGATCAAAATAATCTGATTTACAGAATTGATAATGATTATCAGATAAACTAGTATCATAATAAGGACTAACTAAAGGAGCAGAAGATGTGAATAAAGGGTGAGACCATTTAATTCTTAATTGAACATTGCCCGGTGCAACTGTTACTTCTTTAACCTCTACAACTTTTAATTTAACTAGATCATTATTTGCAAAATCTATTAAAGCATTAGAATTACCTGTTAAATTTCCAGTAACTTTACCTACTATAAATTTAGGAGCAGGCGATGCTGCTGTTGTCGTTAAAAATCCTTTAAGAGCTGCTAGTCTATCTGCTTTAGTAGCTCCGCTGATAGCTGTTTGTAAGTAAGGATACCCGCCATCTAATGCTGAACTGCTATATGTAACAAATCCATCTTGGTTCATACCGGTTGTTGATGGTGATTCAAATTCATTACTGAATACAGTAGCAACCTCTGCTAATTCCTCGGAAGGGTTGTTAGCATCATTTAAAGAATTTGGTTCATCTATTTCATATGTTAAATCTGCAGACAAAGGAGAACTGTAACTTAAGAAATCAATTTCTGTAATTACAGGGTTAGAAGGATCTAATACCCCAGTTAAGTGGTGTCCAACTAAATCTAAGTATGAATATTCTCCAGATTCAAGATCGTCCAATCCTTCTTCGTTAACAGCACATAAAATTCCTGTGCTTCCGATTTGATTATTTATTAGGGTCTTTATGTACTGAGTGATTCCGTTTTGATCTATAAAATCAGGGATTAAGCAACCAGTAATAGAGAAAACTACATTTACTTCTTTAAGTGATAAGAAATTATCAATTTGGTCTTTAATAAATCCTTTTGATGTGAAATAGCTAGAATATAAAGGATCTAGTGATAATTTTGAATAATTAGCCCAATTTCCACTTACTGCAATAACATCTACAAAATAATCAGAGATGTAATCGTTAGGATTTATGAAAGAAGGAACGTTGTTAGCTCCAAAATATTCTTTAGCAGTTATATCAAAACCTTTAATAGGCAATCTAGAATCAACTGATTTTTTGACTATTACGCTTATTGGGTTTTGGCTTATGTTAACTAAGCTAAACAATTTTGATTTGTCCGTTGTATGTACCGTGGCAAGAAGCATATTCGGATCAGGAAACCAAAACTTTTCTTTATTGTAATATGATGATACCAATTTATCCTGGTTAGGAAGATTAGCATTTGTTCTTGTGTATTCTTCTGTTGGATTTAAACCATTCACTTCCGCTGTATCTAAAGAGAAAGATCTATATCTCGCAACATCAGCACCATTTGCTACATCAGGCTCTGATAATTCAGTAACCGTGTTATTTAATTTTAATAGATTCAAAGCAAAAACAGGACCGCTGTTTAAGCAAGTGAATATTGATCGATGAAAGAATGATCCTTTTTTCTCTAAAGATCTGTCTATATCACCAAAAACTTTAAGTGCTGTCTGAACATCAGGTACATAAACCGGAGTGTTAAAAGGTCCTTTGGTTGAAAAACCAACCACCAATCTAACTGTCTGAGGATTTACTACAATATTTTCAGAAGCATCAAATTCTAAGGTGTAGACACCAGAACTTTTAAAAACGGATAGATCCAGAGTTAACTTCTTTGCCATTTTGTATTTTTTACTTGTATATATCTTTTCGAGCCTAGAACTTCGGGGAGTCCTGCTCTTTAACTATATATCAAATAATTCATTAAAAGAAGTCTCTAAAAACATTATAAGTTTCCATTTCCCTAGCTCCGGCATCACCCGATAAGCCTCCTTCCCCTGATTCTGCTATCTTTTTATTGATTGCATTTTTGTATTTTTCTGAAACGGTATCATAAATATCCATGACCAAATACATGAAATCCTGGTATTCGAAAACTGAATTTGCATTAACTAGGGTCATTGCTATATCATCTTTCCCTATTTGGCTTTGATAGATTCCCTTGCTAGATTCACCAAAATTGCTCAATTCTAAGATTGTATTTACTTCTGTTGGAATAATTCTTGAATTTCTTGTGTTAATTTTTAGGTCTTCGCAATACTTTTCTTTTGTCTTAGGTGTAACCTTAACCCCAGTCTTCATTTGCCTAGAGCTTTCGGTGTGTTTTGTGTATACAAACATTTCTGAAAATAGTTTTTCCCCACTTAATAATTTTTCAATTAAATATTCACCCCTATAGTCAACCTCCATAACTATCTTTATTTGCTCTGGGTTAAATACCTCGGTGCATAAAATTTCTAAAAATACTTTTAATTCTTCTATTTGAATCAAGTTAGATCTAAATAAACCGACTTGAAGGAGGGAGAAGAAATCGGACTCATCTTCGAAAAATTTCTTTTCTTCTATCATTGCCAGGGGCTTTGGAGAAATCTTTAATATATTTACTACACTATAATCTCCTCCCCCTCCCCCTGCAGTGTCTACTGAAATTATAAATCTTTTATTTTCCCCGTCCTCCCATAGATTAGAAGGATCAAAACTTGGATGCCAAGTCAGATCGTTATAATCTATAATTGAATTTTGAAACGGTAAAAGCTCTTTATGTACAAACTGAACCTCAGTCTTTTTTAATTTTTTAAGCGTGTATGAATCTAGCAACAGCTTTGATGAACTTAGAAATTGATTGCCATACTCCTGATTAAAATCCTCTTCTGACCCTAGATTGGCTATTTCTCTCTTTTTCCATTCTTCATCCCTTCCAGGAACTTGCCACCAATCTACCCGAATTGGATTAAATTCATTATGTCCTTCGATTGCAGATTTATAGATCTCATAGAACTTATTCATTCCATTAGGTGTGGAAGTAATAATAATTCTTGATATTTTAGACGATGAGATGGTAGGATATACAGATTTAAAGAATTGTCCAATAAAGTTTGGATTAATGTGTGCAAACTCATCCATGTATAAGAAGTGAACAGTAAAACCGATAGAGGACTGTTTAGTTGTCGTCTTAGCCATTATTCTACATCCGTTATCAAACTTCATGGTCATAACGTTGTACACAAATACGCCAGGCTTTAAGAAGAATGGCAGACCCTTCATGATAATCTTGATCTTATCCATTAATTCTGTTGCAGTGTCCCCGATGTTTGCAAGGATCATAGCATTCTTGTCAAAATTAAAAAGAAGATACCAAAGAAGGAAAATTGAAGAGGTAACGGTCTTGCCGCTTTGTCTAGGACTAAGAAATATATTAAATCTGTGTTCTTGGTATTGGGTAAGAATTTGTTCCTGATAATCCCTAAGTGTAATTTTTCGAATTCCCTCATCGGTCATAGCATTACAATAGGTATTAGCAAAATAAGTGACATCAGAAGCACATTTTTTAAACTCGTCAACTTCCCATTCTGTATACTCGTATAATATTCCTCCCCGTCTTAATTCAGGATCGTTCTCATGAAATGGATTATCGACATCTTTGAAGTCTACTCCGTTTTCATCAGCATTCTGTATAATTTTATTGACCCTCTCAGTTGTCCAATAATTACTCCCCTGTTGTTTTTCCTCGGCCATATATTAAAATAAATCGTCGTCGAGATCTATTCTAGTCTCGTCTTCCATTTGTTGTTTTAGTTCACTCTCTGGGGTTATTAGATCCTTCATTTTAGGATCTATTAGATTTTTATCTACATCTTCTATTATCTGAGCTTTCTTAATTATAACCTCAGTTTTGATAACATTCTGTAATCCTTCCATTAGGGTTTTGTTCCCTCTTACCTTTACCGTTCCACCTTCTCCGTTAATTCCTGGAATCATAACAGGATTTCCTTCGCTATCTGTTATTTCTCTTTGTTGAACATTACCTGAATTTTTTGCTTCATTGTTTAGATCCTTGTAGGTCTTTTCCATCTTTGAAAGATACTCCTGAAATTTTATAGGCATTTGCATTAATTGATTTTGCATCTGAGTTAAAACCTCAAAATTTCTTGCTTGGTATTGACCTCCAGCATCTATTTCGTCTAGCATCTTAGTAACTGCATGTTGGGCTGTTCTGATTTGAAATGCCATAGTGGAAATACTTAATGCATCGATCTTAGCTCTATAATTAACATAATCATCCTCACTGATAACATCAGTATCCATGTGAAATTTGATTAAAGAATTTAATATTGATTTTGATTCTGCTTCAACTTCAGTTTTCAGAGCATCAAAATTCATTATCCTCTCTGGTCTCATTGCTGGGATATCAGGAGAAGTTAATCCATCCAATGTCTCATTAGAAAAAATAAGGTCCTCTAGCTGCTGTTTCTTTTTAAGGGCCTCTTCTATATTAGGTTTTTCTGTGGTATTTTTAGGGGGTCTTCTTGGCATAAAATTATCTGTTTTTAGCAATCTTTGGTAATTTAAGAACAGGCTTAGCATTATCTATAATGATTGCTAATTGTGAATCCCCGACTACATTTTGATTTAAAATTGCTGATTGTTTTTCTTTTTCTATCATATTTTGGAATATCCTTAGATTACTTAAATATAAAGGTCCTCCCAAAATTTTATATGCATTATTATCTGTACCCCAAGTTTCTTTTTGGTTATCTGCCTCTACATCAGCCGGGAATGTGTATGTATACTTATCTGTAGTTAATCCCTCTTTATAATGTACAATTCCTAAATCAGAAGTTTGAGCTTCTGGATTTTCTGGATCATAAAGCATTTGCCAAACGTTGATAGAATATTGTTTAAATATATTTGAGAAATTAAATACAAATCCATACCATTCGTCAAGAGATGGAATAAAATTTCCGTTTGCTGTCGGTGTTCCTGCACCAAATGGCGATATAATTTCGAGGTTATTAACTAAAATTCTAAATGATCCTGTTTGAATATATTCTGTACTAGTTGTTGTTGTATTAGTTCCTGACCAAATCATTTGTATCCAGATCCCTTCATTATTGGAATTTCTACCATATACTAATGTTCTAGACTGTGCCTTTTGCACCTTCCATGTTGCAAGAGATGCTGTTATTTCAGTTCCATTGTCTTTTACTTTGAATGTGTATTCATCAGGAATTTCTAGTAGCTTAAATCCGCCAGATCTTGGTGAATCCGCTAATATTGAAACGTATTCGTCAGAAGTAGTTAACTTATGGGTATTTGGCCAAGTTGAATATGTTATAAATCCAGATCCCTGTGTATATGATGATATAGAAACCTTGGGTGCTGGTCTATTAACTAGCTTTGTTTTATCTATATAGTTTCTTGTTTTAAACCAACAGGTAAAAGATAATTCTTCGCCGTCGCTTAAAGCAGGTATTGATTTGTATCTTACCGCTTGTCTTTCTATTTCTGATTTACTGGTAGCATTCGGATCATCATAAACAAATCTTTCTAAATCATAATAGCTGTTTAGTACTATAGTCCAATTGTTATTTAGATCAAATTCTATTATCGGAAGATAATGGTCAATATAAGCTCTAGTAGGATCCTCATTTCTTCTTTGAGAAGAAACGAAGTATTGTTGTTTTTTGGTTACTTTCTCTATTTCATCTTTAGTTTCTTCACCAAAAAGATCCTGTGTATTTACCGTGTAATCAAGAAGCTCTTTTTCCGCAACTTTATTATTGAATTGTGTATTCTGTTTTACCTCATACTTCATCAATTGACATTTGAAGTAAACGGGGTATAGATTATAATCTCTGTGAAGATACGTAGATTCTATTTGGTAGATTCTATTTGTCAGTGGGAAGAAGA